ATCGTTTGTGCGGGACGGCGCAGCATGAGCGCCGGCAAGGCGCTCCCCCCATGGGACGAAGCCACCATTGCCGCCGTGCGCGAATGGGCGGCGGCTGGCGTGTCGCAACGAGAGATCGGGCGGCGCCTCGGCATGGCGCAGTTTTCCGTGGCGCTTCGGATGACGGATGCCGGGATAGAAACCAAAGTCCGCAAGCCCCGCAGCGGCGAGATGGACCGCGCAAGCGCCGTGCTGGTGGAGCATTTCGCCACCCATCCCGACCTGAAAGCGCTTCTAGTGCTCTACGGGAAAGCGCGCGGCACCGACAAGGTGACGATGAAGGGCATGCGCGCTCACTCTCGCAAGCTGCGCCTTGTGCGGCCAGGTGAAAGCAGGTGGGAAGGCGCCAAGCGGGGCGCGGCCAAGGTTCAGGCCATCCACGCGGCGGCGGCTGTTGAGTTGGCGTCGGTTCTGCAAGAGTCCTTGAACGTCACGTTCTCCGTTCCCGAGAGCGCAAAGGTGCTGGGCATCAGCCAGAAGCGGGCGCGGCGGTTGGTGCGGCTTCAGATGGTGACGGTTCCGCCCCGGCCGAAGGTGGCCAAGGCGCTAAAACCCAAGCCACCGCCGGCACAACGCAAGCCCAACAAGCTGCCGGCGACGTGGGTGCGCGACAACAGCCCGCGCGCGCCCAAGCGCCGATACGAGAGCGTCGAGGCGTTCCTTGCGGCAGGCGGGCGCATCCAGGTTTGCCCAGCCGCAGCAGCGGAAGTCACGACGGCCACGCTGGACGAGGGGCGCGACGTGATCCGGCGTTACCACGAAGCGGCCGGCGAAACGGGTAACTGGAAAGACCGCGCGAAAAAGAAGATCGGGCGGCTGCATTTTGGGGCAAGCGCATGACCGAAGACGAAGCCAAACAAGCCCTCTACGCCGCAACCCGCCGCACCGCTACGCGCCCGGTTCGTGTGATCGGGCAGCCCATCATGGATAGCCCCCCGCGCATTGTGTTTCGCGCTGACATGGAGGCGGAGATACGGGCGCAGATGGCGCAGGCGGGGTTTGAGTTTGCGGACGAGCCGCCGGGGAAGGGAAACTTTTGGTGAGAACCGAAGTGATCGGCAACGCCACGCTAATCCTTGGCGACTGCCGCGATGTGCTGCCGACGCTGGGGCGGGTGGATGCCGTGGTGACTGATCCGCCGTATGGGGTTTCCTTGTCTGGGAAACGAGGGCATTACCGCAACAATCCAGACGCCAATCGGGGTGAGACTTACGCATCGTACGACGACACGCAGGAGAATTTTGTTGCCAGTGTTCTGCCTCCGCTTCGTCATGCATTGGCCGTTGCTAAGAGAGGCGCGGTGTTCATGGCCGATCGATCGCTGCCGCTTCTCCCGCCTTGGGACGCGCTTGGCGGGATTTATCTGCCCAACGGGTGCGGGATGGGAAGTTGGGGCTTCCAGTGCTTCATGCACTGCGCTTTTTATGGAAAAGATCCGTTTCTTGCTGTGGGTGCCGGCAGCCGGCCTAGTGGGAAATATGGTCTTTACGGCAACGATGCGAACAAGATAGAGCATCCGTGCGCTAAGCCGCTTGACGCCATGCTGTGGGCTGTTGAGCGAGCAACGGCGGGGAGTGATTTGGTCTGCGACCCCTTCATGGGCAGCGGCACCACCGGCGTTGCCTGCGCCCGCCTCGGCCGCAGCTTTATCGGCATCGAGTTGGAGCAGCGTTACTTTGACATCGCCTGCCGCCGGATCGAGGAAGCCTACCGCCAACCCCGACTGTTCACTGAACCTGCGCCCAAAGTGAAGCAGGAGGCGTTCCTGTAATGGCACAACCCGAATCCCGCCTGCGCTCGCGCTGCCGGATGTTCCTCACGTCGCACCTTCTCCATCCGTGCTGGTTCACCGCCATCGAGCATGGCCGGAAACACGCCGGCACGGCTGAACAACGCGCACGTCAGTGGCAGCACCTACAGAGCCAAGGCGTCAAGCAGGGCGTGGCCGACGTGCTGATACTGGCACCGGGCTTCGCCCTCATGGCCGAGTTAAAGGCCGGCGCCAACAAGCAGAGCGAGGCACAGGTAGCCATGCAGCGCGTCATGGAGGCGTTGCAACATGGCTATGCCGTGTGCCGCTCCGTCGAGCAACTCGGCGAGGCCCTACAGCGCCACGGCATCCCCCTTGCGCCTAGCTGGCGGCTGGCGGCGATGCACCACGATGCCGCGCTGGACGTGCCCACCAAGGGCCACAACAAGCCGCCGCGCACTCGCACCGCCAAACCCACGGCGCGGGGGTTGGCGAAGATCGCGAAGGCGCGGCAGGCGGGGATCTTCACATGAGCCCCGACTTCATCGAAATGGCCGGTCAAACCATCGGCAACCTGCAAGTGGTGGACTACGCGCGCAGCGGCAACCACGGCGCGCATTGGGTGGTGATGTGTCTCGACTGCAAGAGCCAGCAGGTTGAGCGCGGGACGAACCTGCGGAAGGCGCAGAATCGGCCAGGGTGGCGGATCGTTTGTAAGGGGTGCGGGAAGTGAGCGATCCCTTCTACCTCATCGGCCCGGCCATCGTCAGCGTCAGCGGTGGGCGCACGAGCGGTTACATGCTGTGGCGCATCCTCCAGGCGCACGGAGGCAGTTTTCCCACTGACGTTCACGCGGTCTTTGCCAACACTGGCCGCGAGATGCCCGCGACGTTGGACTTCGTGCGCGACATGGAAGCGAATTGGGGCCAGCGCATCGTATGGCTGGAGTTTACGGGCCGGCGCAAAGACGGGTTCCGCGAGGTCAACCACAATAGCGCCAGCCGGGACGGGGAGCCGTTTGCGGCACTTTTGGCAGCGCAGCCTGCGCTGCCAAACCCGGTGCAGCGGTCATGCACGCAAGAGATGAAAATCCGCACAATCAAGCGGTGGTGCGTGTCCCAAGGCTGGACACGCTGGCTTAACGTCGTGGGGCTGCGGGCAGACGAGATGCACCGCGTCGAGCGCACGAAAGCGCCGCGCAAGGATCGTTGGACCGTAGCAACACCGCTGGCCGATGCCGGCATCACGAATGCCGACGTGCAGATGTTCTGGCGCGCGCAACCATTCGATTTGGGGCTTGCGGGCAAATGGGAGGGCAACTGCGACGGCTGCTTTCTCAAGTCGCGCGCCGCCACCCTGCGGATGATGGCGGACCATCCCGAGCGCATGGCGTGGTGGGGACGGATGGAAGCGATGCCACGCGGCACGAACGGCATCAACCGCCGGTTCCGTAAGGATCGTGAGCCCTACGCAGTGCTGTCCGATCTGGTCCGCGACATGCCGCGCCTGCCGTTTGACGAGGGGCTTGTTGAGGGACTGGACGGTTGCGCCGGGGGGTGCGGCACATGAGCGGCAACCTCAAGATTTCCGGCATGCGCTACGGTTGGGCGATCAAGGTGCCCCCGTCGCAATACAAGCCCAACGGCACGCTGTTCGGGAACTTTGACGGGAACCGGCCTGCGCGGCATGAGATGTATCCGGTCGGCATCTATGCGCTGTTCCCGACCGAGGCCGAAGCGCGGGCATTCCTGCGGGAGCGTGTCGGGCCATGGCGGGGCAAGCGCGATTGCCGCGTGGTTCGCGTGCGCGTTGAGGAATCCATTGAGGAAGTTGATCGGTTCCCTAACCCGCCGCATCTGCGGTGGAGCAAGAACGGGAACTATTACCCGCCGCGTCGGCGTGAAAAGGCGGTGCCATGATTCACCTCCACCTCTCATCTAACCCCCGCGCCGGCACAATCCGCATCCACGGCGAAACCTGGACCCTCGCGACCTGGCACAAAACCGGAGAGGGCCAGATGCACGCCACCACGACGGACGGCGAGCGCGTGACGCTGGCCATAGGCGAGGAGGTGTCGGGGCTGACGATTGGCAACACTGAGGACGCCCGGCGTTGGACGATCCGCGAGGCAGTGAAGGACGGGGCGACGCTTGAGGGCGTGGCGTTGGAGAATTGCAGTAAATAACAACAAACCCTCGACCGTGAGGCCAAGGGCTTGCGTATGCCGTGGGGTAACGGCTATAGTGGCGTTGGTAACACGCATGGGTGATGTAGCAGGTTGGGGAACTTGCTGCAATCCCATGCCCTAAGCGAAGGGCTAAAAATGTCGGATTTTCGGAAATCTCGTGAAGCGTCATGGCGGCGCTATTTACGGTCGGCTGTGCGCCAATCGGCCATGAGCCGGGCGCAGAAAGACGTGACCATGGGGGTGTTAAACCTATGGCTGCACCACCGCAACGGCCCGAAGGGGGTTATTCATCCCGGACGGGAGCGTCTGGCAAAGGGCGCAAAGGTTTCCGTGCGAACAGTCGCATCAACCCTCAAAGCCCTTCGTGATGCCGGAGTCCTAAAGGCGCGCAAGCACGCCCACGGCGAGGGCCAGAAGCCGACTGAATACACCATGAATACGCTTGCTCTGATCGTCCATTGCGGCGGCGAGTTGCCGGAATGGGTTGCTGCCGAACTGGTGCAGGTAGCCAACAAACCCACCCCGGGGGAGAACGAAAAGAGAACGTTACGAAATGGCAAATTGCACACCACTGGCGTGCAAAAACTGCACACAGTCTTAAATGACGTATGGAATGGCGAAAAGGGCCTGAGCCATGGATGACCTGATCTCCAGCCGGGTCATTCAGCCCAAAGAGCTTCGCCCCCATCAGCACGAAGCCCTGCGCCTAATCAGGCTTTCGGCTGGCAAAGGGAACCGCCGTATCGTCTGCCAGATGCCGACCGGTGCCGGAAAGACGGTGACCGCCGCGAAGCTGATCGCCTCAGCCCTTGCCAAAGGCAAATCTTCGATCTTCACGGTTCCGGCTTTGAGCCTGATCAACCAGACCGTGGATGCGTTTGAGGCCGAGGGCGTGACCGGCATTGGCGTGATGCAGGCCAATCATCCGAGGACCGATCCCTTGGCTAAGGTCCAGGTGGCGTCAGTTCAAACACTGGCGAAGCGCGACATTCCGAACGCTGCCGTCGTGATTGTGGATGAATGCCACATTCGTGCATCGGTCGTTGAACGCATGATGGATGAACGGCCAGACGTGTTTTTCATTGGGTTGAGCGCAACCCCATGGGCCGACGGCATGGGCGAGCGGTGGCAGGATCTGGTGATACCCGTGACCATCGGCGACCTGATCGAGGCCGGCATGCTGTCGCGGTTCAAGGCGTTTGCCCCGGACGTGCCCGACTTGTCAGGCGTGAAGATCAAGGCCGGGGAGTATGCCGAGGCTGGGTTGGAGCGCGTCATGGGCAGCGCGAAGCTGGTTGGTAGCGTGACGCAGACTTGGCTTGAAAAGGGCGACAACAGGCCGACGCTGTGTTTTGCGGTCAACCGGGCACACGCTGCGGCACTGGCGGGCGAGTTTCAGCGCCACGGGGTGGCGAGCGCCTATGTCGATGCGTTTACGGACATGGCCGAGCGGTCCCACATCAACGGGCAATTCCGTGCCGGCGAAATTCGGGTGATTTGCTCCGTGCGGACGATGACAACGGGCGTTGACCTGCCGGTGTCGTGCATCATTGACGCGGCGCCTACGCGGTCGGAAATGCTGCACGTCCAAAAGATCGGCCGCGGCTTGCGGGTAAACCCCGGCACCGAGGATTGCCTGATCTTGGACCATGCCGGAAACAGCATCCGGCTTGGGCTGGTGACGGACATTTACCACGACGCACTGAGCGTGGCCGACCGGGCAGAGAAGGGCGAGAAAAAACCTGATGACGAGAAACTGCCGAAACCGTGCATCATGTGCGGCGAGTTGCACACGGGCATGACCTGCCCCGGTTGCGGGCATGAGCGCAGACCATCAGGGCGTGTTGAGACGGCAGATGGTGACCTGGTGCAAATCTCTGGCGCCCAGAAGCGCCCGTCGCTGACTGACAAGCAAACGTTTTGGAGCATGGCCCTTTGGCTCGACAACGAGCGCGGTCGGGGCGGTAAGCTGGCGAAAGGGATGTTTAAGGGCAAGTTCGGCGTATGGCCCAACGGGTTGCAGGATACGCCGATCCCAGCCGACCGGGCGTTCATGAATTACGACAAGTCGCGGCGCATCGCCTACGCGAAAGCCATGGCGAAAAGGGATGAAGCCGCATGATACACCACGAAAAAACCGTCGTCGCGGCGAAAGGCAAGTGGCGCGGCGTGTTGCTGCATTTGGGCATTCCGTCGTCTGCACTGCGCGACAAGCACGGGCCTTGCCCGATGTGTGGCGGCGAGGACCGTTTCCGCTTCGACAATAAGGAAGGGCGCGGCACCTACATTTGTAATCAATGCGGCGCAGGCGATGGGATGAAACTAGCCTGCGATTTCACGGGCCAGCCCTTCGCCGAGGTGGCCAGCCGGATTGACGGCATCCTAGGCAACGTCAAAGCGGATGCGCCTGTGCGGCCAGCAATGACCGAGGATGAGCGAGTGCAAGCCCTCCGCGCGGCGTGGGCAGACAGCCGGCCCGTTGCGCCAGGCGATTTGGTCGACGTGTATCTCCGGGCGCGAGGGTTGGGCGAGCGAGCCTATCCGCCGGCCCTGCGCTTTGCCCCTGCGTTACGCGACGGAGAGGGGGGCGTGCGGCCCGCAATGCTGGCGCTGGTAGGGTTGCACGGGCACAAGCCGACAAGCCTGCACAGGACGTTCCTACGGGCTGACGGAGGGGCTAAGGCGGAGATGGCCTCCCCACGGAAGATGATGCCAGGCGAATTGCCGGATGGCTGTTGCGTCCAGTTGTCAGAATGGACACAATCAGGCCCGCTCGGCATCGCAGAGGGCATCGAAACCGCTATGGCCGCCTCAGCGTATTTCGACGTTCCCGTGTGGTCCGCCATCAACGCGACGATGTTGGCCAAATGGCTGCCGCCGCCGGGCTGCGAGGAAGTGGTGATCTTCGGGGACAACGATGCGTCATTTGCGGGCCACGCTGCGGCGTATCGGTTGGCGCATCGCCTCTCAGCTCGGCAAATCCCCGTGACGGTGCAGATGGCGCCGATCCCCGGACAGGATTGGGCAGATGTTTGGTATGCGCGGTTTCGTGATGGGGGATAATCATGATGCCGCATAACCATTCCGGCGGGCGCGCGTGCGTCGTGCCGGGCACACAAAAAACCCCGCCGCAGGTGGTGCCTGGGCGGGGTGGTTGGGGAGAAATGGGGTTAGGTGCGGATTTTTGTGGAGGGGTGACATGATCGACCCGCTAGCCGTGGCCATCTGCTGCGAGGGCCAACCCTGCATCCGCCCCGAGGCCTGCGACGCGAACCGGGAATATCGGGTGCCGGTGTCGCCAACGAAAGCCGCGCAGGCTGTGCGGGTGCTGCTGTGCCAGCAGTGGCGGGAGTGGCCGAAGGAGAAAGCGCAATGAGCAAACGCCACAAACACACACAGGCCATCCTGTCCGACCTCGGCCCCGAAATCTTAGACCCGACAACGGGCGAACTCCGCCGCGCCGTGCCGCTGGTGGTTGAGGACGTGGCCGTGGGCATCCGCGCCACCGTCAAGCGTGGCAGGCGTCGCGAGGCATGGGAGGGCATCAAGGGCCTGACGCCCGGCATGCACCAGGCCGCGCTGGCGTATCGGCAGGCATGGGAACACCTCAGCGCCGGGCGCGGCATGGGGCCGATGCCGTGGGGTGCGGATCGTGTCGGCGGCACCGGGGCGGGCGTCGTGTTGCTGGCGCAGGAGCGGGGATTGAGCGCGGCGGACGTTCACACGCGCGGCGTGCGGGCGATGGGGCTGGTAGCCTCGCAGGGCGTCGTGCAGTGGGTTGTCATCGAAGGGCGCGGCGTGGAAGCGTTTGACGTGGCCCGGCAGCGGCGGAAGGGCCAAGCCGGGGTTGAGTTGGTGGAAGCGTTAAGCAGGGCAGCGGAGGCGTATGGGTGTGAGTGACATGAAGCGGCGCGCCGCAGAACCGCTTGACACCTCGGGGGCGTTCGTGCCATGACCTAGGCAATCTGCAATTTCTGTCTGCACCGCCCGCCCGGCACAAGCTTGGCGGGTTTTTGCGTTTGCAAGGAACCCGCACATGCCCGGCAATCCCATCGGCCAGTTCGGCGCCGCCACCATCGTGACGGACGGCGCTACCCAGGTGTTCGACTGCTCCAGCGGTGGCGTGTTCCAGTGGACCCTCGGCGCATCGCGCACCATGAGCGCGCCGATCAACCAGGTTCCGGAGCAGCAGCTTCAGATTCGCGTGATCCAGGACGGCACCGGCTCGCGTCTGGTGACGTGGCCTGGCAGCTTCGTGTGGTCGGGCGGCACCGCGCCCACGCTTACGACCACGGCATCGCGTATGGATATCGTTTACGGCGATTGGGACACCGTGAATAGCAAATGGCGTATGCGCGCCTCTGTGCTGAACTACGTGGTGTAACGGCCATGAGCAGCCTTCTTTGGCCTCCCGGCGTTGAGATGATGGACTCGGCCGATGTGCTGGCCGCGTGCAATTACAAGCAGACCGCATACGCCGCTGGCGTGACGGCTGGCACCATCCCGGCCGGCACGATTACGGGCGGTTCTCAGGTCGATCTTGTGTCGGCAGCGACCACGCCCGGCACGCAGACCACGCGCACCGCCGTGCAGATGTTTGCTGATGACCCTCTGGCGTATCCCGGCCGGGCGTATCGGCTGCGCATCGCACAGTCTGGCGCCGGCACCCTGACGCTTGCGGGCGGCACGGGCGTGACCATCAGCGGCACCGCGACGGTTGCGACAACCACGTTCCGCGACTTCGTGGTGGTCTATGGCGGGACGGCTGACGTTCCGACCGTGACGATTACGAACGTTGGCTTGGGCACTTACACCTGATGCACAGGGCGTTCCTGCTTGGCTCTACGGCGTTGGTGCTGTCGCTGGGGGCGTTGGCGCCCGTGTATGCGCCGCCGCGCGAACGGCCAAGGACGCGGGAAGAGCGGACGCCGCGCTTAATGACCCCGGCGGAAATCAAAGCCGCTTACCACCCTGGTTCAATGGGCACTTACACCTAATGTCAGGCGACGAAAAGATAGTTTCTGGACAACATAAAGCGTTGTCTGTGGTCTATCTCCCGATTGCTGCGCTTAAGCCAGCGAGCCGCAACGCCCGCACCCACTCGCCTGAACAGATCGTCCAGCTACAACGGTCGATCACCGAGTTCGGCTGGACCAATCCAATCTTGATTGACGACGCGGCAGGCATCGTGGCGGGCCACGGGCGGTTGCAGGCCGCTATCGCGCTGGGCATGACGGAGGTGCCCACCATTACCCTGACCGGCCTGAGCGCGGCGCAAAAGCGTGCGTTGATTATTGCCGACAACAAGCTGGCCATGAATGCCGGGTGGGACGACGACCTGCTGCGCGCTGAGTTGGGCGAACTGGGTATTGAGGGCTTTGATCTGTCGCTGATCGGATTTTCGGATACGGAACTGGCTGGCTTCCTTGATGTTACTGAGGGCTTGACCGATCCCGACGACGTGCCCGACGCGCCTGCCGTTCCCGTTACCGTGCTGGGCGATGTGTGGCTGCTGGGGCGGCACCGGCTGGTGTGCGGGGATAGCTGCACGGTCGAGAGCGTGGATGCCTGCCTGGCGGGCGTGAAGCCGCATTTGATGGTCACGGACCCGCCTTATGGGGTCAGCTATGACGCGGATTGGCGGAATAAAGCATTGAGAGTGGATGGCTCGCCCACCGATGGGCGAGCCATCGGCAAGGTTGAGAACGACGATCGCGCCGACTGGTCGGAAGCCTGGGCGTTATTTTCGGGCGACGTCATCTACACCTGGCACGCGGGGAACATGGCGCACACGGTAGCCGATAGCCTGATCGCTGCCGGGTTTGAAATCCGCTCCCAGATCATCTGGGCAAAAAGTCAATTTGTCATCGGCCGCGGCCACTACCACCCGCACCACGAACCCTGCTGGTACGCAGTCCGTAAGGGCGCAACCGGCCACTGGGCGGGAGACCGTAAGCAAACCACCCTCTGGCAGATCCCGAAACCGCAGAAATCCGAAACAGGCCACTCCACCCAGAAGCCAGTCGAGTGCATGAAACGCCCGATCGAGAACAACTCGAACCCCGGCCAAGCTGTTTACGAGCCGTTCTCCGGTTCCGGCACCACCATCATCGCGGCGGAAATGACTGGCCGCGCCTGCCACGCCATCGAGTTGTCGCCCGCCTATGTCGATGTGGCGGTGCTGCGCTGGCAGGCGTTTGCTGGTGGCGTGGCAACGCTAGAGGGCGACGGACGCACGTTCGAGCAGGTTGCATCAGCCCGCGTGGGTATGGTTGATGCCGCCGACTGAACCAAAGGAGCGCAAGCGCGAACCGCGACTAGGCGAGGGGCGCCCGCAAAAGCCGATGGACTTAGCCGTGATTGAACGCGCCGCGTCCATTGGTTGCACGCCCGAGGAAATTGCGACGGTCTGCCAGGTCAGTCGGGCCACTTTTCATAGCCGAGTGGCGAGCGACCCGGCGTTGGCGGAAGCGGTAGAACGCGGGCGCGATCAGGGGCGTTCGACGTTGCGGCGGTTGCAGTGGCAGGCCGCGCAGAAAGGCAACCCGACGATGTTGATTTGGTTGGGGAAGCAAATGCTTGGTCAGAGAGATAGGCATGAACTAAGCGGGCCGGACGGCGGGGCCATTCCAACGTCGCTGACGATTGCGTTCATCAAGCCTAATGCCAAGCCCGCAGATTGAGTTCCCCGAAAAGCTGGAAGGCCTGTTCCAGCCGGGGCGCTACAAGGTTTTGTATGGCGGGCGCGGTGGCGCTAAATCATGGGGCGTGGCCCGCGCGCTACTGGTGCAAGGGGCGGCGGAACCTCTCCGTGTTCTCTGTGCCCGCGAAATACAAAAGTCGATCACTGATAGCGTCCATCGCCTGCTTGCCGATCAAGTGGCGGCGCTGGGGCTGTCGAGCTTCTACGAAGTCCAGCAGACGACGATAAAAGGCGAGAACGGCACGCAGTTTATCTTTGCGGGCC